CAGTGGGAAGGACTCTATCAGGACGCAATGGCGCGGCTGGAACAGACCCCGGCAAGCAAGGCCATTGTGTACCCGTTTGAGGATTACCGGGATGCCGAGGCCGCTCAGTCGGGGATTCAGCGCCGTGCTGAGCGCCGCTTCGGAGTCAACGCTATCCGGACCGGCACGCGCCGCGATCCGCCACGCCTGTGGGTCCAGCGCGGCCCGGCATGGGGCAAGCGCCTCGATCCTGAATTAGCCGCCCTGAATCGCGATATAGAGAAAGGATAAACCCATGAATAACGCCAACGGTCCACTCCATTCCGAACGCCCGACCCCCGCGCCGCTCCCTGACCCCGACGAAAATCTGTCGCTGTCGCAGTTAACGGAGAGAGATGCGCGCGATTTTGTACAGGATGTCACGCAGAAGTTGGAGGCGCTGCTGAACGCCCCCACGCCCCCGCTCGACACGCCCGCCGTGCCGCTCGGCGATCTGCTCGCCGAGGCCAAAGAGATGGCGCTGGCGGGAGTCGCTGCCCAGGCCGACGTGGATGCCATTCTGTCCGCCGGGCCCACACCGGAGCAGATCAGCGCGCAGATCAGCGCTGAAGAGTGCGCCTCCCCCTGCCTGCCGCCGTTTGCGGCGCTCCAGGCGTGGTGCGCCGCTCAGCCGCCACTGACGGCCTATGACCCCATGTGGCAGAGCAACCCCGACATCCACGCTATCATCGCGGCCCATCTGCGTGAGGACATCAAGGCACTGAGGGCCCAGGGTGCGGGTCTGGAGCAATGGAAAACCGTCGCCGAACGACGAGAACTGGAAATCAGCGCCGCTCGCGACGCGATTCAAAAGCTGGGCGGTAAGGGGTTTGGTCTGCACCTGGCCCAGGCCGTTCGCGATCTGGTATCTGCCCGCGACGAGGGGCTGGCCGCCATCAAAGAGGCGCTATCCGCCGAGGGTCATACTGGCAACCCGCTCGACGCGATTCGCGTCCTCCTGGCCGAGCGCACCGAATTGAAGGCTGACCGCGACCAGTGGAAGCGGCAGGCGGAGGCCAGCGCCGCCAGCTACCGCGCCCTGTCCAAGCGCGTCGAGAAGAGCGCGCATGACCAGACGGTGGAGGTCAAGCTGTGATGCCCCCAAAGGCTCCCGGCCAGTGCATGACTATCGGCTGCAACCACGACGCCGCGCCCGGCTACGACCTGTGCCCTGCCTGCCTGGGACGCAACGGCGGCGTCACCCGGCCTGAGATGCCCATCAGCATTGTGGCGACGGGCTACGACGGCAATCAGGACATCCCCGACTTCGCGGGCATCCTGGCGATGGACGACGGCCTGAGCCTGAGCGACGACCTGGTAGCGATCATCGTCAACGCGCTCAACACGGTCAGTACCTTGACCGAGCAGGTCGCCGAACAAGACCAGGTGATCCGCCGCCAGCAGGCGCAGCTGACCAGCCTGTGGACGCATGTGACGGAGCGCGCGGCGACGATTGAGGCCCTGCATCGCCAGTTGGCACTGGAGCAGTCGCGGGTGATCGGCCTGGAGGATCAGGTCAATGGCCTGGCGCACGAACTGGCGGGGCACTTCCTGGCGGGCTACGTCGTCGCCACGGAGCCGCGTGACACGAGTCCGCGCGCGGAGGGGTTGGTGTTCATGCGGGCGATCCGGAACCCGGACACCGGCCAAGAGGCGTTTTGGCTGTGGAAACGTTCGGCCCGAAATGGCAGAGGTTGTTAGTAGTTTTTGGCGGAGTTTCCCCGTGCGAGGTATAATCAAAGTCCAATTTCAAAACGATGCCCAGGCGTGCTTGGAACACCCTGGGCAACCCCGCCTATCGGAGAGGCAGAGCATGACCACTATATCAGGCATTCCCCATGATTTCAAGAAGTGCTCCAAATGCGGCGAGATCAAGCCGCTCAGTGAATTTGCCAGATGTGCCAAATCCCGCGATGGGTTGAAATCGGAGTGCAAGACGTGCCAAGCGGAACGCCGACGTCGATACTATGCCGAACACGCGGAGGAAGAGCGGGAACGCGCCCGCCGGTATCACGCCGAACACCCGGAGGAACGGCGGGAACGCGCTCACCAGTATCGGGCCGAACACGCGGAGGAATGGCGGGAATACCAGCGCCAGTATCGGGCTGAGCACCCGGAGGAAGTGCGGGAATACGACCGCCAGTATAAGGCCGAACACGCGGAGGAAGAGCGGGAACGCAAGCACGCCCGCCGCGCCCGCGAGATCTCTGCTCCCGGCACCCACACCGCCGCCGACCTCCGACTCCAAGCGCGCGCGCAGACCGACAAACGAGGGCGTCTGATCTGCTGGTGGTGCGGCCAACCTATTGAGGGACCATATCAAAAAGACCACCGGATACCGCTTGGTCGGGGCGGCAGCAATTGGCCGGAGAATATCGTCATCGTGCACGTAGAATGCAACCTGAGCAAGGGGACCAAATTGCCGGGCGAGTTCAATGGACGCTTACTCTAAAGGGGAGATGCCGTGAACGCGATTGTGCTAAATGTCGAAACCGATGATCCGCGCATCCTGGCCGCGCTCGTGCGACCTTGGGGCGCGGTCGTGATCGAGGATGAGGACGACACCTACGTTCGCGTGGGATTGGACACGTACCAGGTCTTCTGCTACAACGGTGAGGCGCGCCTGGTGGCCCTGGCGATTGCTTACCAGGGCCGCGGGCGCATCGTGAGCGAGTGCGCCATCGAAGACGACTGACCGTTAATACACTGGCGTCCATCGCCAGACCCATAAACGAAGCGGTGGAGGGCGCTTCCCCACCAAGAGACTCGCCCTCCACCTGACCCAAAGGAGTCCACCCAATGATATACCCGGTGATCCCGCAAGACAAGCGGGTGATCGTCCAGGTCCGGGCGCAGCGCTGCCTCGTGGCGCGCTATCGGCTCGTCGGCGCGCAGACCTTCGAGGTCCAGCCCGCCGCGAACTGGGAAGCCCTGGAACCTGACGCGCGCGCGGCGGTCGAGGAGCGGTTCGGAGCGATCACCGAAGACGATCAGTTCCCCTGCCCCGACGATCTGGCGGCGCGCGCCATCTGGCCCGATAATTAGGGCTGAGCAAGAGGAAGGAAAGCAATGGAGACTGACGACCTGAACGCGGCGCAGGCGCGCATTGGCGAGTTGGAGGCGGCGCTGCGCTTTTACGCTGACCCGGAAACGTACTCGGAATTTATCACACTGGACATCATGCCTATCGGGGATGATCTCGGAAGGCAAGCGCGGCAGGCGCTCGGACTGCCGGAGCCAGACTGGAATAGCAGCGATGCCCTGGCCGAGACCGCGCTAGAGGATGAGTAATCCCAGTCCCACTGTCTCGTTAATCGAGCCAACCCCGCCTCGCGCGGGGTTTTGTTTTCTGGCAAATGTGATAGTCCGCTCACCCGGAACCGGCGCATCCTCCCATCTCAAGTTACGTAAGATGTAGTAGGATGTCATCAACGATAAACCAGGGGCGACACGCCCCAGAACGGGAGATTCTCCGATGCTAGACACCGACACACTCGACACGCTCAACGCCAAAGAGCGCCAGGCGCTGGCCGCCCTCAACGCCACGCTGATCGAGCGCGCCAACGCCCTCGTGCGCGACCTGGACGACGCCGGGCGCGCCGCCGGACTCGACGGCGACCTGGTGCTCGATCACATCACCGGCTGGCTGCAGGTGACGCTGGATTACGCCCACCGGCGCGCGACCTGGTTCGATGCCCACCGGCACGACGCAGACGAGCCGCCGCTCGCGCCCCTGCGCGACCGCGCCGACGTGTTCTTCAAGCCCGCCGCGCGCAAGCCCGGCCTGCGCTTCGAGCGCGTCACCATCGAGCGCCCGGATCGGGAGCGCGAGCATCGCCACACGTACTGCCTGTCGCGCCTGACCCCGGCCAGCCGCGCGCGCCTGCTGCGCTGCTACGACCACTACGAGTGGCCGACGCGCCAGACGACCCCCTCGGGCTGGATCGGCCTCAGTACCCGGTAACACCGAGAGCAAGTGGCCCGCTTCTCGAAGCGGGCCACTGGTTACATTCCGCTCACAAATGACCGGCTGGTCCGCTCCTCCAAAGTTACGTAACCTGTCGTAACATGTAGTCACGATACGAGAGGGGCGCACCGCCCCCACAGAGAAAAGGAGCACCGAAATGGACGACCAGAAACGCACTGAGGTTTTCGACTACCTGGATGACCTGCGCGAGTCGGGAGCCACCAACATGTACGGAGCTAGGCCGTACCTGATGGACGAATTCGGGTTCGACCAGCAAGAGGCCACACAGTGGCTGGCGGAGTGGATGCGGACCTTTAGCGAGCGCCATCCCCGGCCAGACCGCACCGAAGACGACGAGGAATAGGAAGCGCCGCCCTGGGGGACGGCGCAAGCGGTGGGGCCGGTTGAGCGGCCCCACCGCCATATAGAAAGGATACCACAATGACCACCCCATACGCTACACTCACCCGCAAACAAATCCTGGACCTGCTGAGCGTCGCCGGAGTCTGGCACGACGCCCTCACCTGCCACCGCGACGGCAGCTTCACCCTCCGCTGCGGCTACCACCACAGCCCGGTGCGCGCCGAGGCCAACATCGCCACGCTGACGCGCAACACGAAAGCGATCATCGTCCGCGAGCGCTACAGGACCTACCACAAGCGGGATGTGTACATCGAAGTCCGCTTTGCCTTCGAGAACCAGTAGCGGAACCATTCAGGGGCGCGGCAGCGAGTCGCGCCCCCTACTATAGAGAGGAGGAGCCAATGCCACGCGAGAATATTACCCGCGTCAGCGTCGACCTGACCCTGGATCAGCGCGAGGCGCTCGACCGGATGATCGACCGCATGAGCGCCGAGGTCAGCCAGGCGGCGGGGATTCCGATCCGGTTCGGCGTGCGCGAGTTCATCCACGTGCTGCTGAAACGCCACGCTGAGGCGGTGGAGATCGCCTGGCCGGAGAATTACCCGATGCCGGGCGGCTGGCGGGGCGGGCCGAAGGAGGACTGAGGCGGACAAGGAAAAGGACCGCCGAAAAGCGGTCCTCGCATTTGAGTTCAGGATGGGGAAGAGATGCTCTAGGGTAAGCGGGATTTGGGCCAGGAGCATACCTAACTCAAATGCTGACCTCATTATACACCGATCCGCAACACGGCGCTGACCAAAGACCGAAACCGTTGGCAGCGAATGCGCAAGCCGGACGCGCACCCCGTTTCGGTTTGTGATATGCTGATAAGCGAACTGTGGGCTGGTGCGCACAGAAGGGAAACCGCCGTGAGCAATACGCTTTTCTATGGTGACAACCTGGATATTCTGCGCGATCCTGGTTACTTCCCAGGCGAGTCTGTGGACCTGATCTACCTCGATCCGCCGTTCAACAGCAACCGCAGCTATAACGTGCTGTTCAAAGATGAGGGCGGGCAGGACAGCGAAGCGCAGATTACCGTTTTTGAGGATACCTGGCACTGGGGCGACGTGGCAGAACAAACCTACTATGAGTTGGCGATGCAGGCCCCGCCCCGCGTTTCGACGGCGATTGAGGCCCTGCGCGCGCTGATCGGCACGAACCAGATGATGGCCTATCTGGTCATGATGGCTGCGCGGCTGGTGGAGCTGCACCGCGTTTTGAAGCCGACAGGGAGCCTATACCTGCACTGCGACCCGACGGCCAGCCATTATTTGAAAATCGTCCTGGATACGATTTTTGGGCCTGAGAATTTTCGGAATGAGATCATCTGGAAGAGAACTACAGGTCGTAGCCACACTAACCAGGAAAGCAAGCGTTGGGGAGAGATGACCGACATCTTGCTTTTTTATTCACGTAGCCAGGAAACTCCGCTAAAGATGGTCTATCGCCCTAACGACCCTGAATACATCAAACAGCATTTTCGGCATAAAGACCCCGATGGAAGAATATACCGTATTGACAACTTGGCAAGCCCATCACCGAGACCTAATTTAATGTATGAATATAAAGGCTACAAGCCGCCAGCGAAAGGATGGGCTATTTCGCGAGAGAAAATGGAACAGTGGGATCGAGAAGGGCGACTATACTTCCCCAAATCGAAAGAGAGCAGAATACAGCGAAAGAGATATTTAGATGAGTTACTTGGCGAGACTGTTCAAAATCTATGGGATGATATTCCAGCGATTGGTTCCCAGGCTGCCGAACGCCTCAACTACCCCACCCAAAAACCCCTCTCCCTTCTCGAACGTATTATTGAGGCGAGCAGCAGTCCGGGCGACATCGTATTAGACCCGTTCTGCGGCTGCGGAACGGCTATCGCCGCCGCCCACACCCTGGACCGCCACTGGATCGGGATCGACATCACGCATTTGAGCGTCGCGCTGATGAAATACCGCCTGCGCGACATGTTCGACCTCAAGCCCTACGTCGATTATGACGTGATCGGTGAACCGGCAGACGTGCCCGGCGCGCAGCAGTTGGCCCACGAGGACCGCTTCCAGTTCCAGTTCTGGGCGCTGTCGCTGGTTCAGGCGCGGCCATTGGGCGGCGAGGTCGGCAGCCGGGAAGGGAAGCGCGGCAAGGATCGCGGGATTGATGGGGTGATCACCTTCGCTGACGACAACACTGGCAAAATGAAACGGGTGATCGTTCAGGTCAAGTCAGGACACGTCAAGAGCGGAGACGTGCGCGATCTGGTGGGCACAATGGAGCGGGAAAAGGCCGCCATGGGAGTCTTTATCACCCTCGAAGCGCCAAGCCGCGACATGAACACCGAAGCCGTCAGCGCCGGATACTACCACTCGCCCACCTGGAGCCGCGACTATCCCCGCGTCCAGATTTTGACCATTGAAGACCTGTTGGACGGCAGAGAGATCAACATGCCGCCTGCGCAAGGCACGTTCAAACGGGCGGGGCGAGTCACTAAAGGGCCGGAAACGGGTCAACTCGGACTGTTTGACGAGGGAGAAGAACAGGACGGATAGGGCTGCGCAAAAGTAGGGGGCCGCGCCGCTTTCAAGGGTCGCCTGCGGGACAAGGTCAACAAGGGGGTTGACGCATGTCAGACTGGCTCAGACGGCGCGCCGGGAAGCGCGAGTCAGAGCGCATGAGCACGCGGACCTGCACGGCGATTGTGATTCTCTACTGGCTGGTGCTGCTGGTGATCGTGCTGATTGCGGACGGGGCGATTTGGCGCTGGCTATTCTGATCGTCCTGGGATGACGGTTAGTTCCAGCCTTCCAACTGGATGAACTCATGAAAACCGCACTTCTCGGTTGGGCAAACGACGCTGGGCTGCACCATGCCCTCAGCGTCGATCTCGTGATCGATCAGCACTGCTGTCTTTCCGCATTTCGGGCACGTAAACGAGGCGCTGCGGCCACCGGTGGAGAGTGTGAGGCCCTTCCATGTACCGGGCGCATACTCGTTATTCTGAGGGTAGCTGCGCGCGGTCATGACTGCCTCCACGCCTGGATAAACGCCCGCGCCGCTTCTGCCATCCGCCCGTTCATGCTATATCCGAACCACTGGCCCGCCGTCCACCAGGCTGTCATCTCGATAAACGTGTCCTGCGCGAGCGCCAGGTGGAACTCGACAAAATCGCTCAGGTCGAACTCGCCGCCTGCGCCGGTGCCGACCTCGGTGGCGCAAAACGGAATGTTGGCGTAGCGCCGGTCGACGGCCATCATCCAGCGGCGGATCAGCCGGTGCCGGAAGCCGAGCCAGATGCCGCTGTCCACGACGCGGACCCCCGGCGTCACCGCATAAGCGTGATACCCGAAGCACGCGCCTGTCTCCAGGATAGCGTCCAGCACGGGACCGATGCGCGCGATCTCGTCCTGGTTCCAATACCCCGGCCCTTGCGTGGGAAAAATGAGATGCAGCCCGGCGGCATGAGCGCGAGTCAGCAACCGCACGCCGTAGACGTTGAACCACGCCAGGTCCTCTTGATACGGGCATTCATTGTCGGCTTCGAGGTAGGTGGTGCCCAGGCCCCGCGACAGCGCGATCAGAAAGTCCGCGCGCCGATCCGCTTCCTTAACCGGGTCCTTCGTCATGTCCGCGCAGTCGCCATACGACCAGGGGCGATAGTACCCCAGACCGCCGCGCGCCTGGGCCTCGCGCCACGCCATGTCCTCAACCGACTTGACCGCCGGGCATATCTCCCCGCCGACCAGCGCGTCGAGCGCCAGCCTCAGATCAGGCAGATCGACGCCCGGCGTCTTGGTGTGAAATCCGACGCAGAGGCTGTAGGCCACCGCGTCGGGCGGTATCTCCAGCCACGTCGGCCAGCCGGGAACCTCCTGCGGCGAGCAAAACTCGGCATAATCGGAGAGCGCTCGCGCCCACCAGCGGCCCCACAGCGCGTCGTAGAACGCGATCCAGCGCGGCGGCTGCCCGTTGGGGGAGAGGCGCGCCCAGACGTAAGTCTGCCGGTCGGGATCACCTGGTACCGGCGGCTCCTCATAGGCCGCGAAGACCTGCACCTCGGTATTATACGCCAGAGCGTAAGGCGGTATGGCACTCAGCGGGTAGCCGGTGCCGGGCCCGGTCCGCACGCGGATGTTCTGAACGTCCCCCGATCCGGTCAGCAGGCGGCAGCCTGGCCCTGGAATCAGCGTTGGCAGCGGAATCACGGTCGGGACCGGGGTGGTCTCCTGGGTCGGAGTCGCGTCCGGCGGAACGGGAGTGATCGTCGGCGAGGGCATCGTCGTCGCGGTTGTTACCGGCGGCGGGCTGGCCGTCGCTGTGGACGACGGCGTTGGCGTGTCCGTCGCTGTCTGAAGAGTAGGAGCAAGAGTCCAGGTGACATAGCGGGCTTCCCCTTCGCAGCGTCCTGTCGCTTCGTCGCATTCCCATGTGAATGCGACGTTGCCGCAGGCGGCCAGGAGGATCGCCAATGCGACCATCATGATGAGCAAGACAAGAGGCGGTGTTTTCACCCGATGCGGTTCTCCTTAGACGACACTATGTTCAATCTCGAATTCTTCTTGCTCAGCGCCATCCGGGCCTGTAGTGATGAACTGGATACCCCATTTGCCGCCTATCGGGAAGTACAAGTCAACGTAGTAGATTCCCGTGTCCGCTTTCTTCAATGGCGTATCAGTCGGATAGGTATAGGTCACGGTAGCCGCATAAGGCGCTTTATACTTAAACTGGATCGTGGTCGGATCGACAATCGTTCCTGCCGAATTGCGCACCTCACAGACCAGATGCCGCGTTACTCCCCACGCAAATTTACTCATAGTTCGTCCCCTGTGATGGTAATTTGCGCAGTCAGTTCGGATGTCAAGGTGAGAATGGGAATGTCGCTTGACGTGATGGAGAGAACCGCCAGCGGTGTGTTCATAATCGTAAGGGAGGCATAGTCCTCTGCGCCCGCGTCACCCGATTTCGGGCTGAACGATTGCGGCTTCGCGGGAATGCTGAATACGCCTAGTGTCGAGACGGCCATAGGCTCACACGATAATGAATGTATCGCCCGCGATGGGCGCTTCGGTCACGGCGACAAAGACCAGCTTCTTCGACGCGCCCACGTAATCCGTGATGGCCGTCGCCTGCCGCAGCAGCGCGCCACCGGTCCAGATCAGCGTCCGCCCGTTGTAGTGATCGTCCGTCGCTTCGGTCAGGTCCGTCGTCATCTCCATCGTGGAGAGCGTCCCTGTGACCGCCGCCCCGGTTTCCATCGAGAGCGCGCCGAGTTCGAGCTTGTCCGCGGCGGGGGCGCTGCCGGAGATCGCGACAGCATCCGAATTCATGCGACCACCCACTAGGGCCGTAGGCAATCGGGTTTGAATATCATCCAGGTCCGCTTGCGCGGTGCTGAGCGCCGCCGCTGTTGCCAGGCCACTCTGAATCTCGGTCACGGCGTCCGCCGCCAGTCCCGCTGCGTTCAGGCCCATCAGATCGCCCGGAGCCGCGCGCGTCGAGGTCGCTACGTCCGCATTATCCAGCTTCGCCGCCCGTGCCCCGGTATAATCGGCGTTGCTCACTGCGGTGGCCGCCAGCGCCGCGCCGTTCGTGCCGCGCTCCGTCTGGCGAATCTCAGTATAGAAGCTGCGCCCAGTGGCATCTGTCACCTCAAAGTCATTTGTTGCGACGGTGATTTTCTGCCCCTTGAACGTGATGCGGATGCTATCGCCCTCGGCGTAACCCGTCCCAACATCGAACACCTCATCGAAGTACACCAGTCCGGCAGCTTCCGAACAGGCGGCGTCGGTCACAATGGCCGTCCAGGACGTTGCGCCAATCGCCTTGCGGTCAATGCTGATGGTGCCAGGCGTAATCTCTGCTGTCGTGGGCAGATCGTCTATGGCATTGGTCAACATCAGGCCCAAGCGCCAGGACGCGGTATTGGCGAGGTCGATGGAAATGGGAATGTTCGGAACGACATTTAGGATGTCAGTGATTGAACCGCCACCCCCCGTTATCCAGGCCACATCGCCGCGATCCCGGATGGCTTGCAGACTGTCTGTGGCGCGGTCATAAACCGCCGCGCCATCGTCCATCATCTGATCGAGATAGGTGCCTGCCGGGATCGCCGGAATGCCCGTTGCTGTTCCCGCGATATGGTCGAGGTTGTGAACCACCAGCGCATCGTCCACTTCGCTTTCTACCTGAGCGTCCCAGGCTGCATTCCAGGGCACGGCAGTCAGACCCGCTCCCGCTACGCCGATGTCATCCGTCTGCCCCCCGATAGTTTGCAACTGCCCGCCCGTGGCCGCGACCTTCGTGCCATCCACGCCCAGCGCGTCGCGGATTTGATTGCGCTCTCCCGCGCTCCAATCCGTAGCCCCCGCGCCCGGCGCTTCTAGCGCTGCCGACCGCAGGATGATATAGGTATGGCCTGCCGCCACCGCCTGCGTGAATGCGCTGGCGACGGTGAGCGTGTCTGTCGCCGGGTCAAACGCCGAGATGCGCCGCGCCTGCCCGACCGCCGGTCCGCTCGTCATGACCACAATCGACCCGGCCCAGTAGTCCGTGTCCGCTTCAGTACGCTCGGCGTCTACGATGGTCGTGGTCGAGCCGGAATCCGCCGTGCCGCTGGCCGCCTTGATAATCTTATCCGCCGCATCCTGCGCCAGCGCGTCGGCGTCAATCGCGCCGGTGGCAATCCCCGCTGCCGTGATCGCGTTCGCCGCGACTGCGCCCACACTGCTATCCATCCTGCCGCCCACCAATGCAGCGGGCAGACGGGTTTGAATATCGTCGGTATCAGACTGGACCGTCGCGAGCGCAGCGCTAGTCGCCAGCCCGCTTTGAATCTCCGTCACGGTATCGGCGGCTAATGCTGCCGCTGTCATCACGTCGGCTGCCATCGCGCCCACACTAGCGTCGATCCGCCCTGACACCAGCGCCGCAGGAATCCGGGTCTGGAGATTGTCCGTATCGGCCTGGACCGCAGCCACGTCCGCGCTCACGCTTGCCCCCCCCGGAGCGCCCAACCGCGCAAAGCTGTCACCCGTTTGCGGCGTGTTGCCGGTATAGGTGGTCAGGGTATCGGTCAACACGACGCCCTGCACTTTATTGGTGGCTGGATCGTAGCCCTCGTCCGCAAAGTCTTTGAGGTCGGTCGCCGATTGCGCTGCCCCGCCGAGGTGAGTCACGTCTACCTCTGGCACGCCCGCGACAGTCGGCGTCGCCGCCGCCGTGCCCAGCCAGTGGGTCACATCCACTTCCGGCACACCTGCTACTGTAGGCGCGGCGACTGCCGACCCATTCCACTGCGCGACGTTCACGGCCTGATTTGCGGTGATCTCTGCGCCCCCCGTAGCATCCACGTCGATGCCGCGCCCACTCACGACCGGGAAGGCCAGATCGTCGACCTGCCGCACCGACGTGGCAATGTCGATGATCAGATCGCACCATTCCGCGCCTGCCGCGTCCGCAAAAATAATCGAGATGCGATCCCCGTTCATTTCGCCCGCCGACAGCGCCACCTTGACGCGCTTGGTAAAATCGGCGTCCACGACCGGCAGCGTTGCCAGGTTGTTCGGTGCGCCGTCATCAATCGCTACCTTGACATCGTCCGCCGCCAGCGTGGGGCTGACCTGCAAGATTTTGGTGTTCGCTTGCGACACGAGGCCGACGTAAAAGGTGAACGCGGTGTTTTTCTTCGGCGGCGAGCTTGGCATCTTATCCTCCCGACACGATCACCATATCGGTATCTAAAACCAGTTTGGTCGCCCGATTGTCTGTCACCGGATTGCTGATGGTGATGCTGGGCACCACATCCATCGTCACCGCCCAATCGGGGCTGGTGAAGCGGAAGTCGATCACGTCCCCATCCGCCAGATCGGTCTGCACGAACCGCAATCCGCATTCGGTCTCGCTGCATCCTGACGCCGCAATGTCATTTTGAACGCCCCCTGAAAGGCCATCTTCCGTGCACCCGTCACCGCTGCTCTCGAAGGTCCCTATGCCGCTCAGCCGCTTGGTGGCATCCTGCCCGTTGGTGAAGGCGACGGCGGCGACGGCTCTCACATTCGCCGACGACGTGGTGATCGCCGTCCACGCCCCCGCGTTCTTCCGGTACTCAAACTGGGCATCCGTGTTGCCTGCTGCCGTGCCGCCCTTCTCCTGCTCGTTGAAGCGCAGCAGGAATACCGCCCAGGCCCACGTATGGCTGGGGTTGACATCCTCGGCGGCGTACCAGCCATGCGTGCTCTCGGCCAGTTCGTCCACGCCAAAACGGAAATGATCGCCACGCAGATCGACGGCCATTTACAATCCCCTTCTTTAGACTGTCGGCACGATCCAATCCATCAGGTTGCCGAAGTTGGTATCGGCGGCCAGTTCCGATACGGCTCCGGCCACCAGGTTGTACAGCTCGTCCCCTTTGCCCGCCATCACGCCGAATTGCGTCTCGATGTTGGTGTACGTCACCCCATCCGTCATGTTATCCATCAGGTCTTTGATCGCGGCGAGCCTGGCCTGGTTGTCACGCAGCGCTTCGACCACGCGCAGGAGATCGGCCCCCTGCTGTTTGCTGCGATCCACGGTGATGTAATTGACTGGCATTGACGTGTCTCCTGTGTGTGTTGTTTATTCGACTGTTATCCGATGTTGTTCTCCGGCGCGGTTTCGCCCTTCGGTAATCCTTCCGTTGGGGGCACGCCGTCGGTCAGCGCGGCAACTTCCATGATCGCCGTCCGCAGGGCCGTCAGAACTGCCGGGTGAGAAAACAGCGCCTTGACCAGCGTGTCACTATCCTCATCAATAAGCGTTCCCGCTGCCTCGATCAACTGGTGTGCGGGACTCAACGCCGGACCGTAGGGGGCCAGCGCGACATCTGCGCGGGTCACGAGGGCGCGGGCGAGCGGGTCCAGTAGCGCCGCCACGTCGCCGAGCTTCTTGCCGAAATAGGCGAAGACGGACAGCGCGGCGATGCCGAGCAGTCCCAGGACCAGGATGATCAACTCAGTTTGGTTCATGACTTCCTTCCTGTTCGCTGTTTGGTTTTGTGTCCGGCGCGGGCGCAACGCTCTCGCCCGGCTCCTGCCGGTCCTGCAATTGAACGCGCAGGGTTTCGACCATGCGCGAGAGGTTATCAATCTGCGCGGTGCTGCGCTTCTGATACGTGTCAAATTCCGCCTTGAGCATGGCGCGCATCGAGGGAGTCAGGTGTTCGCCCTGCGCCTCAATCTTTTCAATAATCGCCCTGCTGACCCGCTCAAAGCCATGCTCGACCGACTGGCGCAGGTCGGTGATTAGCGGTTCGATGCCCGCGCGCGTATCGGTCGGGATTTTGGATAAGTCCGGTTTGATCAGGCGCGCGGTTTCCGCCGGGATGGTCTTGAGGTCAGTATGGAGGGCGTCCTGCCAGCGCACGCGCGCTTCCGTCACCGCCGCCATCCGCGCGTCCGTCTGGGTCATGTAGTCATTGAGGGTCTTGACGTGCGTTGTCAGACCCGTCACGGCAACGGTCAGCGCCGTCGTGTTGGCGTTGTCGAGTTCCATCTTGCCGCTGATCGCGGTCAGCGCCGCCACCATTTCGCGCTGCACTTTATGGCCCGTTGCCCCATTTGAGATAATGCCCAGGAGCACGGGGCGCAGAATATAGGAGATGAGCACTAACCCGCCCATCAGCCCGATGTCGCCCCAATTGATGCTCCGAATGATGTCGTCAATCATGAGTCCCCGTCCTTTACGGGGGGTCTATGGTAGAATGATGATAGCCGCCTGCGGCGGCGCGAGACCCCTTCGCGCGCGCGGGCGGTGTTCGTTACTCCAGCCTCATCATCGTCTTGAACAGTTGTGCCATCTCGAACCCCAGATCACTAACTATCGCGAGAATTAGATCATTCTCCGTCTTCCCCGCCGGGGCGTCCACAATCGCGGTCATTGCCGCCGCCGCATAGTCCAACAGAAGGAGCCGGTCCCGCATTGCCTTGACCCGCGCACGTTGCTGGTCGTCGCTGAGACCCGTCGCCGTCTGGACCGCGTTCGCCAGAAAGCGCGTGGTGTTGGCCGGATCGAGCGCCGCCAGCGCGCCCGCTATGGGTCCGAAGCCAAGCGTGGTGTAGATATGCTCATGTAGAACTTTTAACTTGGCGGCGGTTGACCACACGCGCCAGAAAATGGCCTTGCGTCCCCACGCCAACGGGAGACGCGCATCGCTCAGGGTATAGAGTTGGTTCAGGTTGGCTCCCCGCGTCTCTGTCGTGTAAGCAATCGGATAGCGCACCCGAAGTCGCCAGCGAAGCGGATCGTCTGGGGGCTGGCGCAACTCCGCCTGAAACTCGCCCGCGCCCACCCCGATCTCCGCCGCGATTTCCTCTGGCGTGGGGTCGTGGTCAAAAAGGATGAGGCGATCATCATATTTGATGCGCTCTGGAAAGAGATCGCTCTCGAAATCAGGCGTCCAGTCGTCGGGAATGGACAGAACACTCACTGCCGGAGTGACGAAGATCACTGTGTATCCAGTCGCCATAACATCCTCTCCTAAGCGTAAGCCGCATACGAATAGACATTCGTCGGGAAACCTTCGACGCCCTCAAAATAGCTGGCTGCGTCTGTCGAGAACAACGCGACTTTCGTATTCGCGCTGGTCAAGGTCGTGGTCCATTCACCCACGTATGCCCCATTGTAGAAGGCCGTGACGACGTCCCCGATCCGCCGCACCTCAAGGTATGCCCCCGCGCTGTACGTCGCCGCCACGCCCGCTAGTTTGTCTGCGCTCCACACCCCCGCCGCCAGTTCCCGCGCGTAGATTTTCGCATCCACGCGGTCATACCAGACGTGAATGCAGTTCGCGGGCGTGGTGAAATCGTCCAGGTTGATGACCATGCCCGCTTGCGTGTCGGAGGTGATGGTCATCTTCACAGCGGGATAGTATTCGTTGGCGAGGGCCGGGCTGACGACGCGCAGGCAGTCGGCGAAGGTGAGAGGTAAAACGCTTACATTATCTATAGCGCCATTTGCTGTAACGTTGGGCCACACCGCAAAAGCAGATGATCCCATTGCTCGTTTTGTCTCATTAAATACGGCGGCGGAAGCTCTATACGCGCCTTCCACTGTGCCATACCGTAAACTAAAAATTCCGGCCACAAATGTAGTTACAGTAAAGGAAGAACGATAAAATACATTAAGAATCAGTGGAGGAACCGCTTGTGATAATAACGTATTAGTCCCAGGCGCATGAGTAGCGACGCCTGCCGCAATTGTCCATGAAGCATCGTGTGTCCAGTTGGTATCTGCCGCGAACGCCCCGTTGACCACGACATCACTGCCCGGCGTCGGCGCGATGTATCCTTTGTTCCCTAAATTCGAAAACGAGCCGACACCCTCCCACGTCAGCCCCGCCCCGTTGACACCGCCTGCTTCGATGTGCGCGAGGCCGTCGGTGATCAGGGGCGCGACGGTATCCGAGAAGGTGTCGCTCAGTGTCGGCGTGGGGAACAACGTCGGGTTGGTGAGGGGCAGGTCCGCGATGCCCGCATTATCCACGCGAAGATCGCAGGCGGCATCAACGGATCGGCCCATCGCATGAGGATATACAATAGCGGCATTATTAAGACGATAAATGTGATGCAATGTGTTATTAATTACTGTGAAATGACCGATAGAACGCAAAATAATTTTGACATCAGTGAGGGTTCCGGGGGTATAACTGGCAATTCTTGTATTGATAGGTTGCGCTGATATAGTTGCGGTTTGCCCAAGAATGCCTAGCGTTTGCGAAGCGTCAGGGGTGGTTAGTGTTGTAGCTGCCCCTACCAACCACGTATTGTCAGCGGCCAAGTTGGCAAAATACTCAAATTTTAACATTCGGCCCGCCCCGCGCGCCCACCCCGTCGTATAGCGCAGCCAGGGATCGCGCAGCCCCGCAATCGCCGTCACCTTGAACTGCCCCCCAGTGATAACGGCGTTCAGGGCAGTGTCAGTCACGGTGCGCACGTGACCGCTCGGCTCGGAGAGCGTGGCGTTGATGTCCCCGGGACCGAGAGGCGTGGTGAAACGGTCCAGGAGGAGCCAGTTGATAACGGCTCCGCCCGACAGCTGCGCGGGCCATTCAAAGATCCAATCCATCACATCGGCCATCGTCGCATCCTCTAACTGAAGTCCAGCCTGGCGGCCAGCAACAGCGCGTCAACACTCAGCGAGGCTGTCTCGCCGGAGGGGTGGCGCTGGATTTTCAGCGTCAGCAGCTCGCCCGGTATCCAGGCCGATACGTCGAGCGCCAGGCTGATCACGTGATCGTCCTGGACGGCCAGCAGCGCGTCCTCGGCAAACGTTTCGGTGATCCCTGCCACATCGAGCGGATCGCCATCCCCCGCGGTGTGGTGCGCCGCTCGCCACAGGACGTTTTGTCCCGGCGTGCCCCCCGCTGCCGTCCAGTGCAGGGTCAGACTGCACGCCGTAAAGGGGGTGTCGGGCAGTGCCATCGCCCAGGTCACGCCCTGCGTCGCCGCATTGGTGTAGGCCCACACGGCATAGGTGAAATCGGCCAGGACCAGCGTGGTCAGCGCGACAATCGCGCCATGCGCTTCCCCGGCCCGCATCGCCAGCGTCACGGGCGACACGCTTTCCGCGATTTGACCGCCCGGCAGCTGGCACGAGGCGAAGATGTCGTAGGCCTCGATGGCCGTCTGTCCGGCATAGAGCCGCACCGCCGCGCCCGGCTTAAAGGCAGCGTCGGCGTCGGTGTTGAGCAGGGCCGCGATGTCCGTCAGCGTGTACCACAGCGTTGGGTCGTAACTGAAATCCACGTCGCCGGAGACCACCGCCACCACATTCGTGGCACGGTCCAGACCCACGATGACCAACCGCTGTCCGGCGGCAGGTGGCACGAGCGCCGTCAAGTCCAGGGTATCATCCCCCAGCGCCTTCCACTCGCCCCCATACCGGTAGATGCATCCCCCTATGTTGACACTCAGCGAAGTGGGATCGGTCGGGTACACGCGCAGCGCCATCACCTGCCGCAAGTCCACCCACGTCGGATCAAACGATCCCCAGTAATGCAGCGAGCCGTGCCGTCCCGCGTTGCCGCTTACACCGGCGCTGCCCCAGAAGTCGGGCGCGAACTCGGCGTCCTCTTCCATGACCTCCCAGACCCCGCGCGTATTCTGGCGCACGATCACCGGCAAGTTGCAGACCGGCGCGACTTTGGCGCAGTAGACCTCGCGCTCGACGACGCCGGTGGGCAGCTGGAGCCGGGCATACACGTAATTCGCCCGGTCTGTTTCGGCGTAGAGGGTGCCGTCGGCCAATCCCAGCAGGCCGCGCACCTCGGCGCGTTTGGCGGCGCGCCGCAGGGCCCGGTCCAGAGCAGAGTCAAAGCGTCGCTGCATCATCATGCAATCCAGATCGGGACGGCCCAGACGCCCTTGTTATAGCCAACCCACTGCTTTTCGACCCACGTAAACCCGCCGTCCGTCGAGTACCAGAGTTTCTCGTCGCCGGACACAAAATAAATGTCCGGGTCAAAGGGCCAGCCGCCGATGTTAAACGCGGCGCGCGGAAACGTGCTGCGGTACTGCCAATCCGCGCCGGAGTCCGGCTCCACGTCGCTGACGAAAAAGTGCCAGGGGCCGTTGTCCTTGCTGCCGATGAACGCGGCCGGCAGCGACGGGTTGGCCGCGAAGAGGTGAATGGGGCGCGTGATATACGAATTGCGGTCGCCGACTCCCCATATGGTACTGTCGTAGATCGGCGACACGTCGATCATGGACGCGCCGCCGTTCTCGGAGCGATAGATGCGCCCAGCAGTCCCGGCGCTATTGAGCGGACGGCTGACGTACAGCTTCTCCTCGGTCGGGTTGTCCAGCCAGGGCATCCACAGGCCGGTGGGCTGCTGGCCGTCCGGCCAGGTATAGACCGTATTGAATGTCGCACCATAGTTATCGGAGCGTTTCAGCGCCGCCTTGCCCGCGCTCAGGTGGCCGACGTATACCTTGCCGTCGCTCAGGCTGGCGGCACGCCCGGACAGCACGAAGCCGCACGCCGCGTCGTAGGCCGCGCCGGTCCAGGCCCCAGCGATCACGCTGGTGATCGTGGCCCAGTTGTCGTGCGTGTGGTGGACTTCCACTACGTTGCCCGTCGTGTTGCAGAGGCGCAAGAACCAGGTATTGGCGAACTGCACCGTGGGCGTGATCTGCGCGCTCGGCGCATACGCGCTCGAGAACGTGCGCAGCAAGGTCCAGGTCGGCGTCGTATCATCCAGGTTGGTCGTGCCGTAAATGAAGATCGTGCCGAGGCCATCGGTGGTTACGATCTGCGCCGTGTTGAGCGGGTCGAGGAAATCGACCATCCAGTCCAGGATGCTCGCCACCGTTTCGGTGTACACCGTCTCCCAGGTCGGCGTCGCGCTCGACCAGTCGCGCGTGCGCCGGAGCTTCAGCGCATCCGCCGCATACACCAGTTCGGGCGCGCCGGGGGGCGCGGAAGGAGTCGGCTCAGGCACAACCGTGATCGGCGGAATCCAGGGCGGCGCGGGTTGGTCGGTGACTTTCTCGGACGGCACCGCCTCCGTCGCCGCGGACGCGCCGTGCGCTTCCTCCTCGACCGTGAGCCGTTCCAGGCTCGCACCCGCCGCATGGTCGTAGAGAATGTCCAGCGCGCTCGGCACCACCCGCGCCTGGTCGAACGCGAACCCGCGCCGGTTGGTCGCCGCGTCCAGCGTCAGCGCCACCGGTTCCTGCCAGGCCGGGTCGATCACATCGCCCCCGTGCGCCAATGTCAGAGTCCCGGCCAGCGCGCGCGCCCCATCGCGACGGCGCTGTCGCTGCGCATAGGCGTGCCCCACCCGCTCGTTGAATTCCGCCTGCGACAGCACCAGCAGCCGGTCCAGGCTGTCGACCATCGTGCCCTGGCCAGGGGTCTTGCCGGGCGCAATCGCCAGCAGCGGCACGGACGTGGCCGTATCGGCGATCAGGGCCGAACTGCGGAGCCAGGCCAGCCCATCGGCGTGCGCGCGCTCGAACTGCGGGCCCTGCGCCTGGTCGTCCGCCGCCAGGTCCGCCGCCGTCAGCTCCACCACCGGCGGCCAGGTAGCGCGCTCGGCGTCGGTCATGGTGTGCGGCACACGGCGCAGGAACAGCCGCCCGCGCTGGTCGCAGGTCAGCCGGGCGAAGGCGGCGCTGGCAAGGAAGTCAATCGGATCGGCCAGGCTGCCCGCCTCGGTATCCAGGCGCGGCACGGGATAATCCGCGTAGAAGGACGGGCGCTCCAAATCGCACAGCTCCAGGATATTCGAGTGGAACTTGAGCAGGTACACGACGGCTTTCCACCAGTCGAGGCCCTTGACCTGGCTCCACTTGACGGGCGCGGCCTTGCGGCGCATCGTCTGCGGAAACGCCGGGCGCTGGCGCAGAAGGCCGAGCGGCCCCAGCGCGTTGACGGCGTGGTCGGCCCATAGCGGCTCCATCTGGAGCGTTTCGTCGGTCAGCCAGCCCAGGAAGGCGACTGGGCTGAAGATGGAGCCGTGATACGCCCCGAAATACTCGTCCTTGACGAAGATCACCAGCGCCTGGTCCGGGATGCTGGATAGGTCGGGATCGGCCAGGTCCAGCGACAGTTCCCACCCGGCCTCGTGGCTGTAGGCGCGGCGGGACAGGATCGCGCGCCGGAAGGCGAACTCTCCATCGTCGGCGGCCCAGATGGGCACGCGCTTGATCGCCGTCGTGCCGTTGCTGTCGGTAATAGTCAGCTTCACCCACCGCTTGCCGGGCGGGAAATCGACGGTCAGCGCCGGGCTGCTGATACCGCCGCTGATGACCTCGCCGTCTTTGATGTCCCACGCATAGGCCGCCAGGGTCGCCGAGGTCGCCATCGCATAGCTGGGCAGCTCGCCCAGGGCATCGAAGGACACGCGCAGCCGGTTCGTGGCCGCATCGACCGTCCCGGCCAGCGTCGAGGGATTGGCGTTCGCCACCGGCGCGAACTCGTCCGTCTGGTCGGTATACGCTTCATCGTAATTCTTGTAGAGTGTGCCGGTGGTCGGCTCGATGTAGGGAATCAGGGCGTAGGGCCGGAAATCGTCCCAGAAGTCCAGGATGTCGTCGTCGGCGAACTCGACATCCCCCTGGCCAGTGGGATGGAGATAGACCACGCTGCCCGACGGCGCGCGCAGCGCCCGCGTCCAGCCCTTGAACACCCCAGCGCTGGTCGAGACGCCGATCATCATGTCGGCCTCGACCTCGGCTATGCTCCCCGTATCGCCGTCCGGGTTATCGAATTGCAGCTGCGACACCGGGTAGGCGAATGCGCCCTGGTTGACGCGGCGGCGCGCGATCCGATCCGGCTCCCAGATCGCCACGTGGCCGGTCACGCGCTGCGGATGCGCGCGCCAGCGGGCCAGGTCGGTCACGGACAGAACGGGCATCAGACTCCTACTTCGTCGCTACTACCAGCCATTGGCTGCCATCGCACCAGATCACAACCGCGTCGTACTGCGCGGCCAGGGCATAGGTCGTCGCGCCGGAGATCGTCTCGCTGAGATTCGCGTCCAGCGTGACCGCGCCCGCGCCCGCGTCGACCTTGACCACCGCGTAGACCTTATACTGAGAGGTGGCGGCGGCGGGCAGCGTCAGGGTGATCCCCGGCGTGCCGCCGGTCGCGGCGATGACGATGTCGTTCGCGTCCAGATCGTCGCTGGCGCTCACCGCGCGGCCATAGAGAGAACCGACGGCGGAGATCAACAAGTCCCGGAGGTCCTGGGCGGAAATCGCCTTGGTGGTGTTGTCCGGCAGCAGCGCCTGGAGCGCGCTCAACGTCCGCACCGTGTCAGCCATTATTCAAACTCTCCCGTAAAGGCGCTCGAAAACGCGCGCGGCAGGTATTCCACCAGCGCCAGCTCGAATACCATCTCGCCAAACCGCGCGAAGGTGTATTCCGAGCGGGGATGGTAGATGGTGCCGTTCCAATACTCCCAGTCGCGGTCCTCGCCCGGCGTGCGCACCGTCACGTCCCGGCTGTCGATTTCCACCGCGCCCGCGCGCAGCCCCATTTGCTCCAGCAGCTGGCGCAGCCGGGTCGTCGTCAGGTAATCCGCATACACCCAGCGCGTCAGCGTGTAGCCGTCGGCCTGGCGCGCGCGGTTCAGCAGCGTCAGACGGCGCGCGGGGGCCGTCAGCGGTGAGCGCGGCTCAAACAGCTTGACCGGCTTATCTGCCACGTTTTGCAGCGCGTCGATCTGGTCCCAGCCGATGGCGATCTGGTGCGTGGTCACGAGGCCCGGCCTTCCATAAAATCGACCATCAGGCGCGGCACCACCCGCTTGAGAAAGCCTTCCAGACGAGCCTGCTCGCGGGCCGAGGCCAGCGCCGAGGGCGCGCCGCCGCCGAGGGTGATAGGCACGTTGACGGTAATGTGTTCCTTGGGCAGGCGCTCGCCGTGCGCGAACACGCGCCAGGGGCCGCCGTAGAAGCGGGCCGTCTCCATCCCCCGTTCGCCGAGCAGCGCGTCCTGGCCGGGTGTGGGCCAGCCGCCGCCCGCGTAGGGCGTAATGAACCGCCCGCCCCCTGGACCCACCAGCGGCGACCCGACGGCAGTGGGCGGTGTGAGGGCGGCGGCGCTGGCCCGCATTCGTTCCAACGATTGAGCAAAGGCCAACTCAGTCGCCCCCATGCCAGACTGCGTGATGCTGGTCACAGTCTTTTGATGTGTCGTGGTGGCCGTTTCCACACTGGCATGGAAATTCCCCAGGCTGGTGAGTTGTTTGCCGTACTGAGTCTGGCGCGCGTTGTCCTCGTTCTGCCAGGCCTGCTGCTGCCGCTCCAGACGGATGCGCCGGTCCTCGGCTTCCAGCTGCTGTTTGCGGCGGAATTCGGTTTGCAGCGCCGTCCGTTCCTGCTTGTGCTGCTTGTCCAGGTCCTTGAGCGCCTGCTGCCCGGCGGCCAGCTTCGCGTCGCGCTCGTCGTCCAGTTCGTCGAGACGGTCCTGGAAATCCTCGGCGCGGCGGCGGCGCTCCAGGTTGTACTGGCGGGCCTCGGCGCCCATCTGCCGCGCGCCTCCCTGCTGGGCGGCGATGACAGCCCGCGCGTCGAGCGTGGCGGCGGCGTCCCGGATTTTCTGGCGCGTGTCGCGCTCGATGTCGCCCAGTTTCAGCAGGTGATCTTCAGTGCGGCGCAGGTCCTCTTTGTTGTAGGCGTCGAGGGCCTTCACCTGTTTTTGGCGTTCTTCATCCGCCGTCTCGCCCAGACTGGCGATGATGTCGGCGCGTTTCTCGTAATAGTCCTGGTCTACTTTGGCGAGATCGCGATAATGCTCGGCCAGATCGCGGGTCTGCTTGAGCGCCCAGTCTTCCTGTTCCTGGATCGTCTCGGTGCCGCGCTTGGCCTCGATCTCCGCCGTCTTGTCGGCGAAGTCTTCGCGGAGCTCCTGAGCCTTCAACGCCGCCTCGCGCGCGTCTTCCACGGTGCTGGCTCTGCGCAAGGCCGTCGCCTGGCTATCAATTAATGCAACGGAGTGTTCAATGGCCCGCGCTTCCGTTTCACGCGCGCGAGCCGCATCCAGCACCAGCGTGTTATCGTCGGCGATGGCAATGTTCAAGCGCTCGACCGCCTCAAAAGAGGCCGCCATCGCCGCGAGATAATCCTGGCCGGTAATGGTGCCCGCTTCGAGGGAGGCATTGAGCCGGTCCTGGTCATGCAATGCGACATCACGCTGGCGCGTCAGGTCCTCGACTTCTTTTTCAACCTGGTCTGTGCTGTAAGTCGCCACCTTGCGCCGCAGATCAAGCTCGTAGCGCGCGTCCTCTTGCAGTTGGCTCAAGACCTGCTGAGAAGCTTTCTGGCGCTGATCCGCCAGCGCTTCCTCTGCGGCTGCCGCATCGTTGGCAGCGACAGCGCTGCCAGCCAGAGCGTCGCGATAAATGACTAACGCGTCGTTTTCTTTTTGCTGGTCGACCAGCAGTTCCGAGATACGTTGGTCGAGGTCGTCTAGCCCTTGATTGAATACTCCTAGGGTTTCGCCTGAAAACTCCAAGAAATTCTGCGACTTCGCCAGGGCATCGCGGTCGGCTATCTTCGCCGCCAGCTCTCTATCGCGTATTTCAAACCGCTGTTGGCTGGCGTCAATTTCCGACTGGACTTGCTTCGACGTCATGGCATTGACGGCGAATAAAATCTCAGTGCGCTGCCGGTCGAGCGCAATGTCCGCCAGCACTCCCGCGCGGCGATTGTTTGCCTCATCGCCCAGCAGCTTGATGCCCAGCGCCAGCGCGCCCACGGCAATCCCGGCTACACCCAAACCCAACGCCAGATTGCCTACACCCCCCGCCGCCGCAACCGCCTGCGTCGCCAGTTTGGGCAACTCTGATTCTAAATACTGAAAACCCGCGACTGCGCGCAGTACCGCGCCAGGCGCGCCAGTCGCCATACCAGACGGCAACGCAAATGCCGCCGCCGACCCAATACCGCTGATCGCTTCCGCGCCTCCTCGAATACCACGCAGTTGTTGCCGAATTGTAGGAACTTTTGGCGCAATAATCTCAGCCCCACGCCCGGATTGCGCAGACTTATAGAAACTCTTAATGGCGTTATCTGTCTCGCGGATCGCTTCTGTCGTCATGCCAAAAGCATTGTCAGCTTTCTTAAGCTCACCAGTCAGCCGTGTGTTTTCGGCAATGTAGCGTTCTTCAGAAACGCGTCCCTCTTTGTAAGCATCATTGAGGTTGGCAATCCGCCTGTTCAGCTCAACCGCAGTCCGCCCCTGTTGCCGAAATGCTTCCTGAAGCGCATTGCCCCGCGCCGTCAGGCGGTCATACTCGGCCCGCGTGCGCGCCGTTTCCTGCGTAATACTTTTGGTGTCAGCACGCAGTTCTTTGAGGCGTGACGACAGCGCGTCCACCTGTTTGGTGACCTGGACGTTTTGCGGGTCCGGCTTGAGCCGCACCAGCGTTTCAGAGATCGACTGCGGCATCGCTCACCAATCCAAACACCTTCTGCGTCTCGTCCAGGCGGCGCTTGAAGTCCAGCGCCTCCAGGCACGTGCCGAAATCCTCCAGGAACATCAGGTCGTACTGGAACCGGCCCCAGAGCGCCAGCAGAATCCCCGCCTCCTGGCCCGTCTGGTGCCAGAACCGGAACAGGGGCCAGATGGTGTCGCGGGGATAATTGAACCCGATGTCGGGTTCGATCAGGTCGCCGTCACCGTCGGCTTGGCGCTCGTCGAGTCGTCGGAGGTCGCGCCAGACGGCGGCCTGCCATTCCGCCCGGCGCTCCTCAGATTTTTTCGCTCGTCCTCGGTCAACCGGTGCGTCGGCCAGAACTCTTGCGCGTTCGGCGCGCGATCCACGTCCTGCAGCGCCTCATACCAGGTGTCGAGCAGCTTGCCCGCCATGCGCAGGAACAGGTCGTAGGCCGCGCGCCATTCGTCCGGCGACGCGCCGGTCTCCGGAAACGCCACGTCGAGACCCTCGATCTCCACCGACTGCGCCACCGCGCGCGCAAAGGTGGATTGGTAGATCCGGTCCACCTCGTCGGCAGGCGTCGGCAGCGCGGCCAGGATGCGCGTGACCAGCACCGAATGGTAGCCCGTCTGCCGTTCGACCGTGATCGTCACCGCCCCATAGGTAAAGGTTTGGGTGGGCCACAGCGGATCGCCCACCGCCGCCCGTTGTCGTTTCGCCATGCGTTCAGTCCCTCAGTTCTTAGCTGTTAGTCGTTAGCGCTTAGCTAAAAGCTAACTACGCGCGCAGCGCGCCTAATGGCTAATCGCTTTTTTAAACGTACTCGTAGCGGATTTCGACCTTGACGCCTGCGCCCGGGATCGCGCCGGCCTCGAACGTGACCGTCTTGGTCGCGACCACCACGGTGAAGTGAGTCGTGGGCGTCTTCGCCACGCCATCATAGTAGACAAACACCCGCTGCGGCGAGGCCGCATGATCCCCGGCAGGCGTCCGGTCCAGCACCACGTTGTTCAGCGAGCCGTTGCCGACAAAGGCGTGCAGGTCGACGAAGTAGTCGCTGGTGAAGGGGATCATCAACCCTTCGGTCGCGCCCTCAGTCGCCAGGGTGAACGCTTTGCCCCAGGGATAGGTATCCGCGCTCTGAACCGTCAGGGCGAGCCGGGCGTTGAGCGCCTGCCGCTCCGTAAACGTGCCGATGCCCAGCACGACCGCCGAGGCCTTGGGGACGAGCAGGCCGAACTTTTTCGACAGGCCCACATACCCCGATGTCTTGCTGAAGGCCGAACTTTGCAGGATCAGGCAGATGTCTTTCGGATCGGCCTCTTTCGCGCCGAGCACCTGCATTTCAAGGCCGCCCTCCGTGACTTTCTTGATCCCCTCGAGGGCGACGTTGAGGTCCATGTCGAACACGGCGGCCTCAACGCTGCCGCGCGGGGCCGCGCCCAGCGGCCAGGTGAACGCGCCCTGGAACTGGTCGTCGCCGGTGATGTTCGTCTGCTCTGGCTCCGGGACCTGGAGATCGGCAGTCTTGACGGCCAGCAGCTCATACGAGCCGCTGTCCTCGCCATTCGCCAGGGCGCCGAGCAGCCCCATCGCGTAGCCGACGGTGTCGAGCCGGTGCAGCTTGGCGGTGCGAAAGCCCGCCTGAATCACTTGCGCTGCGTATGCCATCCTTTACGCTCCTGTTGATGGGCGGGAGGCGCTTACGCGCTGTCGCCCGCTTTGCTTTTGGACGGGGGCGCGGCAAACCACTCCCGCGCCTGCTGGGTGATCCGGGCCATCTCGTCCGCCGTCAGCCGCGCCACCTCGCCGGGCAGCACCTTGAAAAACACGCCGGGCAGCTCCGGCACGGGCTTGGTGATCGTCCCGCGCCCGGCCGCCAGCCGCTGGCCGAAAATGGACCGGTTGGTCGTGGTCGAGACGACGCCGCCCCGACGCACTTCGAAACCCTCATTGTCATGCATGGTCATTGCTCCTCAATATAGGTGATGGTTTCCACCGTAAAACTCACGCTCGTGCCGATGTACGGTCGCCCGGTGTAGGGAATTTGGGCGACGCCCGTGTCGCCGCGCGCGTGCAACAACACGTCGAAGCCGCGCCCATCGTCCAGGACCACACGCCCCAGCGCCGCCAGCGCGTCGGGGAGGCGGCTTAGGAACGGCTTGGCGGCCTGCTCGGACTGGAACTCGCGCCCGGTCACGCCTTCGGCGGCGAACAACACCGCGCGCCATTCGCGCCGCACCAGCAGGCTGTCCGCGCCATAGGTCTCGCGGTCGTAGCTGGCGGCCTTCGGCGACAGGACGACGGCGGGCAGTTCCCGACTCTGCATCTCGTCCGGGAAATCCGTCCACACCGTCACTAGGCCATCAATCGCCTGAAAGAAGGGCACCAGCGCGTCCTCGATCTCTTCCACTGTGATCTGGCTCATCGCCGCAGATAGTCCTCCAGCACGTCCATGATCAGGCGCGGCACCTCGCCGCTCACGATGCGCGTGCCCTCCATCAGCACTTGAATCTGGTCGCCCGCGCTGCCCTTATTGCGATACAGCCAGGCCACCAGCGCGATGCAGATTTGCTCCAGGTTACGCATCGGCGCGTAGCTGTACAGCGGCTTGTCCTTCGCGTGGGTCGCCGCCGTCGTGCCGTTCGCGCCGCGCAGCACCGTCAACTGGTTGGTGGCGTCGGCCACCACCGCCAGCACCTTCAGGAACTCGCTCTCCACTTTGAGCAGCTGCCCGACCGCAAACCGCGTCTGGTAGCGCGCGTCCTGGCCGTCCGCATCTGTGACGGTGATGGTCGGCGTCGTGGCGTTGATGCCGCCCGTGTCCTGCACGCTGTCCAGCGTGTTGACCCAGGCGTGGGCATAGTCCTCGTGATACCCCCACAGGCCGTCGAGGGTGATCGCGCCCTGCCAGTCCACGCCATCGTCGGTCCAGATCAGGCTCGACGATGGCAGCAGCTCGATCCCATACTTGGGATACCCGGTGCGCGGCAAGAGCGCGTATTGGCCGCTGGTGATGACCGTCCCGTCGCCGTTGGTCAGCGTGACGATCTCCAGCAGATCGGCCCCGACGTTCAGGCAGGCCCCATCCACGTGCAGGCCGCGCGCATCCACCGCGCGCGTCTCGCGCACCGGGATAAACGACCGCGCGCATTCCTGGGTCATGAAATCGGTGGCCGCGCCGATCAAGCGCTGGATCACGGCATCGTCGCCAGGATTGATCGGCGGAGTCACGCCCAGTAATTGCGCTTTGACCGCCGCCAGGGTCGTCAGGTCCACGTCCGCAAAATGCGCCATTTACGCCGCTATCGCCTGTTGGATGACGAGGGGCAAGCCTACCTCGATCCGCTCCGTTAACTCGATACTCAACCCCTGCGCGATCTCCACCGCGTTCGGCCAGCCGGTGTTCTGGTGCATTGCTTGCTGCTGCCACCCGCCGACGTAGGTCGCGCCGTCCCAGTCGTGGCGCAGCGTGATGCCGCTGAACACGTCGGTATAGTCGCCCTCCACGTGCCAGCCCCGGACGTAGCGTCTGGTGCGCTGGTAGGGCAGGTTGCCCTCCGCGCGCAGCTTCGCCATGACGTAGCGCCGCTGGCGCGCGCTGGTCCACTGGATCGGATAGACGACTGGCCCCGGTTCCTGCCGCAGCGTGCGCTCCACGCGCTGGCTGGCGTAGGGCCGCAGCTGCTACGGCACGTAGCGCGCAATCGCATCCGGGATACGCCGGTGCGCCTCGCGCAGCGCCTGGAGCGCCGTATCGTCCACGACCAGGTCGACGGCGAACATCAGTGGACGCGCGGGTTCTCGACCAGTTGCAGCGTGACCACCACCGCGTCGGCCAGGGCGTCGCACCCTTCCACGTTGACCTGGATCGGCCCTTCCACCACGTAGGGGACCAGGCCCGCGCCCTCCACCCCGCTCGCATTGTGCAGCGCGTGGCGGGGATAGTACACGCCGTCGGTCGCGGTGTTGGCGACGGCCAGCAGCTCGCGGCCCAGGCCCCCCGTCTCGACGATGCTCACGTCTGTCGTCGCCGGGGCGCTGGCGTGGTAATTCAGCTTGATCGCCTCCAGCAGACACGGACGTTGATCAAAGCCCAGCGTCGCCGTGCCGGTGGCGCTGCCCGCCGTGCCGGTGGTCGTGACTCGCAGTTCGCGCAGGGCCATCCGCTACATCTCCCAGTTTTCGAAGGCCACGACCAGCCACACGGCCAGGTCCGCCGTCGTCGCGTTCCACGAGCCATCGGTCGTGATCTCCACCCCGATCTGGTTGCCCGCCGCAAAGCGGGGCGCCACGTCGTTCGTCTTGAAGGCTGCGTAGCCTTCGACCGCTGTCGTCACCGTCTGCCGGGTGTTCGCGTTCTCCGTGCCATCGATGGACGCGCCAATCGTCAGCGTCCCCGCCGAGGCCGCCGCGCTGAGCGTCCACAGCAGTCCGACGATATGGCCCGCTTTCGGCATCACGATGCCGTCGTTGACGACGCCGACGACGATCAGCTGAGCATCGGTCTGGCTCGCCGCGACAGCGGCGTCGATAAACGGCCCGAAGGCCATCGCCGGATTCTTCACGCCAATCGCTTCTTGAAGCATAGTTTCTTCTCCTGAAGGGGGCGGCGAACCGCCCCCCCACTCGTGTCCATTGAAACGCCAGACTATCAGACGGTGATGTTGTACAGCGCCGCAGCGACCTCGGAATCGAAATTGATGAACGCCAGCCGGATCGTCGCCACCAGCTGGTAGGCGTCGTAGTACGGCAGGTAGCTCATCGTCGCGGCGATGCGGCGGCGGTAGCCCACCACCCACCCGGGTCGGTAGGCGCACACCGCCTGGCCCTTGGTGTTGTTGGACGGCGTGTCATACGACAGCTTGCCATCGGCTTCTGTCAGCGCCATTTCCGCCGTGGGAAGGACCGGCACGCCGTAGATCACGCCGACCTCACCGGTCAGGATGCTCGCGCTCTGACCGTACTTGTCGACGGTGACAATCTCGTTGGCTTCGAGCAGCTTGCCATACGTGCCGCTGTCGACGAGGTAGACGCACTGCTTGGGTTGCAGCGCATAGCGATTCGACATCAGGAACCGCGCCTGGCGCATCAGCGAGGCCGTCGGCGCGCCCGCCGCATCCAGTTTGTTCGCCGTGGTGGTGACCAGCGGCAGCTTGCGCAGGCCGTCGAACGCCATGAACTTGTTCGTCGCGGCAGGCGCTTCGTCGTCGCTGTTGATGTTGCCCGTCGCGCCGGCTTCGGTGTCGCCGTTGAGCAGGACGTTGTCGATGGCGTCTTCCATGACGCGGATGGCCTGCTCCCGGTACAGCGACAACACCGGCACGATGGAGTCCTCGACCAGTTCCGCCGAGAACCCGACCCGGACGGCGAATTTCTTGGCCGAGAGGGTGACTTTGCCGCTCCCGACCTGGCTGTCAGGCATGGGATTGCCCGCCCCGGACAAGAGCAGATCGTCTTCGTCCTTGGTTTCGGGCACGAAGTACACGGTCGGGTCCGTGCCTTCGATGGGCAGCTCGAAGGGATTGCTGGGCATTTCAATCGAGCGAAACAACGGGAGAATCACGTTGTCCACGCGCGCCTTGCGCCACAGCTCCGATTCCCACAAGTCCGGGACCCACTCGTCGCCGTAGTTGGCGAGAGTCGAATACATCAGCTCATTGGCTTTCATCGCCCGGTAGGACGGCTCTTTGAACGCCGCCGGATCGAGGCGATAGCCTTCGCGCCAGGCCTTGTCGAGCAGCGCGGTTTTGAAGGCGTCGCTGGGATCGAGCGCCTTGCCCGCGTGACGCAGGCCGCGCAAGACCGTCCACCCATAGGCCATATCTGCCGCCGACAGATTGTCGTAAGGGGACATGACCTGGATGATCGGGATAAGGGTTTTCGTGGCTGTCTCATCGACCGCGACCAGCGCGGTGCGACCTTCGTCACCGCCCTCGTCGTCGGTGTGACCGGGCAGACGGCGGGCCGGTTGGCCCGGGGCCGTTTGCGCCTTGAGCGCCGCGTTTTCGGCTTCCAGCGTATCGACCCGCGCGGCCTTCTCCACCAGCGCCGTCTGGTCCGCTTCCGCTTGTTTCTGCGCGAGGACGGTATTCACGCCCTCGGCGATCATCTGCTGCACTTTCGCAGCGTCGAGCGTATCAGGCATGGTATTGCCCTCCATAGGAGATAGTGGTCTGTCGTATGTCTGAGAAGCCCCGGCTTCGTCGCTCCCCTCCTGGTCTCTGGCCGGGTCGCCCTCACTGGCGGACTCCGGCGCTACCAGATCGGGCACGGTCAGCCCGGCGCTTTTGTAAGCAAGAGAAACAGTCTGAGCATCACTATAGTGCTTCAGACTGACAGCATCCGTGTCGCGCGGCTCGGCGGGCGTGGGCGTCAGACTGCCCTCGACCACCGGCCAGCGCTTGATCTGGCCGTCGCGCGCCACCTGGACCATGTGCGGCAAACTGCCGCTGCTCCAGCCCAGCGCGCCGTTCTTGACCAGGTTCCAGACGGCCTGGGTATAGCGGTCGCGCAGGTCCAACTGCGCTTCGACCCACAACCCCACGTCGTTCGGCGTCATGGACTCCATCTGGCCCACCATCTTGATGCCCAGCGTGGTGTCCAACCCGTGATGGTAGAGAACGGGGCGGCGCGGGTACCAGTCGAGCGCCAGATCCGTCTCCGGCGTGAAGTATTCGCCTTGCAAGTCTTTGCGCGCCGGGCTGCCCCAGACGACCAGATAGCCGCCGATGCGCCCGGACTCGTCGAGCGCTTTGACACAGGTCAATTTGCCCATCATGCGCTCGCGCCGCTGGCGTTCCTCGTCGTCATCCATCATGGGCCTATCACCCTTGACGGCGGCGTTGGCCTGCCTCATCGCCTCACTTTCGTCGCCGGTGTCGTCCAGCACGCGCTCGAACACTGCGATCCACTGGCGGCGCTGCTCCTCAGAGAGCGCCTGCACGTGCTTTGGGAGCGATGTGTCATTCACAGATTCGTATGGCATTTTTATGCCTCCGCGTACCTTTGCGGTATAATCAAGGTGTGGGCTAGTGCGGCCTCATGAACCGCATGAACCGCGTGTCCTACCGCTTGCCCACACCCTCGCAAGTAGGATCTGTAGGAGAAAAACAAGTGCCACGCCATACGATTGATTTCACTTGTGCCAATTGCGGAAAAGAGGTTCACCGAGAACCGCGAAAACTTAATCCGGATCAAAACCTCGTTTTCTGCAACCGTGAATGTTGGCGCGAATACAGACGGCAAAATCCGATCAAGCCTACCCCCCAATTTTTCGAAGCGGGACGTCAAATGTCGGCACAGGCCAAACGAAAACCCAAGACATATATCTGTGCCCAGTGCGGAACGGAATTTCAGCGTGTGACCAAATGGCCGGAGCATGATCAGTCGTTTTGTAGCCGTGAGTGCGCATTCAAGGCTGCTTCTCCCTGGGCACGCTGGAAAAAAGGACGCGAGCGGTCTTCCCCTTCTGCCCGTCAATCCATGAAACGTCGCTTTATAGATTGTTGTGCTATATGCGGCTGGGCAGAAACGAGTTGCGATGTCCATCACATAATTCAAACGAATACAGGCGGATCGAATAAATTCGATAACCTTATTATTCTCTGCCCCAATCATCATCGCCTGGCTAATAAAGGACTGATTACCATTGAAGAGCTTTTTGAGGCTTGGCATAATATGAAGCTCCTCCCAGGCGTTCCAGACAAAGCGGTTGAGGAATAGCCAGCCACTAGGCGGCATCATCCACCTCCACCGCAAATATCACCTGCAAATCGGTCTCGCCGGTGATCTCACTGCCCATCAGGGTCAATCGCGGGTCGATCATCGACAATCCCGTCTGAACGTTCTCCGCCGTCAGTTTGGCGTAATACCCCGCGTCCTCGCGCAGGGTCATCACATAGTGCGCCGGACCGTCGGCCTCGCGCGGCGCGGCAGTCAGGTCCAGAATACGCCGCCCGAAGACGCGCGTCAGTTCGGCTTTGATGTCTGCCGGAAAGCCCTCCGGCCACTCCCTGACCATCGGCGTCCCTTCCTCGTGTTCCGCCTTGCCCGCGTGGAGCGGCACGCTGTCCAGCCGCCCCACAGCGCGCCCTTCGGCCCGCAGTAAATTGCAGCCACAGGCGAAGCCTTTGCAGATCAGCGTGTCCGCCTTGGGCACGATTTTGCGCCGGTGCCAGTCGCCCAGGCGGTGAACCTGGCCGGACGCGGTGTGGCAGCTGCGGCAGTTCTGCTTGAGCGGGTTCAGCACCCACAGATACATGCCGTTCTTATCGGCGCTCAGCCGGCCTGCCTGGTACAGCGGCAGCACGCTCTTGTTGAACCACATCCCCGGCTTGACGGCGGCTTGGCCCTCACTGACGCCGGTCTCGGAGCGGAACAGCACCCGCCCTAACTCGGTCACGTACTGGCTTTGCGTGGTGAGCAGGCCTCCCAGCGCTGAGCGATCCTCCGGGGCCAGCGGCTCGTCATCGCCATAGGTGACCCCCCCATCCGCCAGGCCGTCGCGGTAGGCTTTCTCGCCGTATTTGCGCAGCAGGGTGCGCGTCCGCGACGCCCACTCGCGCCGGTCAATCTGGGCCTCGCGACCTGCCGCCAGCAGCGTCTCGAACTCACTCTCGAAGTCCAGACGGGTCGCCTGGATCGCCTTCATCGACTCCGGTTCGGGCGTTGACTCTGGCAAGGCCACCATTGCCACCCCCCCCGCGCGGGCATGGATGGTCTCATACTCGCCCCGCGTAAAGGCCAGCGTGTCGGCGCGGCAGCCGAATTCCAGCGCCAGGTCGGGCATCAGACCCATCGTGTCCCGGTAGGCCCGCTCGACGTAGCCCAGGGTAATGTGCGGCGTCCAGAGATCGGGTTGGCTGTACTCCGAGACGGCGATGCCGCGCACCGCAAACCCGGCCCAGATCAGCTCGTGCAGCGCCCGCAGCGCGTCGGTCGGGTCCACCAGCGCCACGATGGGCACGGCCTCGCCGTCGCCCTCGAAGGTCGTCACGCGCAGCGCGCGCAGGTCGAGCGCCGCAAATCCGACCGTCTCCTGGAAGATCTGGCGGAAGGTTGGCTCGTCCACCAGCGGCGCGTCGATCATGGTCACGTGCAGCTGCTCGCGCGGCGTCCAGCGCGCCGGGGCATCGGCGGCCATACTGCGCTGCGCCACCTGCTGGACCAGCAGGATGTCTTCGACGTCGCTCAGTGTCAGCACGACCGTGCCGGACGGCGGGCCGTAACTCGATTTCGCGCCCGGCCAGCGGCCCTCAGCCAAATCGTGCAGGCGCGCAAAGACGGTCTTAATCGCCTGCCCATCCTGACAGTCGGTGAGTGCCGCGCGCGCCACGTCCGCCAGAAACGGCGGGATGGTTTCAGTTTTAAAGGTGCGCTCTAGGGGCTGTCCCACCCGCCGCAGCGCGAACCGCTCCCAGGCCGCCAACTCGCGATGCACGGCGCTCTTGTCCGCCACCTCGCCCACGTCGTCGCCCCCCTCATCGCCCGCGCTCTCACGCTCCTCGGCATTCTCCTGGGCATCCTGTGCCTCCGGGGGTGGCGGCGGCTCATCAGGCGGCGCTTCGACCGGCGGGGGCGCGGGCGGTTCGGGCGGCGGGGGCAGCGCGTCCACCTCGAACTTCACCTTGTCGCCCGCCTGGACGTGCACGAACAGCACGTCGTCGCCGCCGTCCAGCGGATCTTTGCCGCGCGCGGCGCGCCATTCGTTCAGCGTGATGCCCTTCGCCTCTTCGCGTTCCTCTTCCAGATCGAGCGCGCGCTCGCGGGGCCGGATGTCCTCAAACGCCGCTTCCAACAACCCCGCGCCATCGCGTGGCCCCCAGAAGCTGAAATACTCGTCGGTCAGCGTTTCGGCCACATAGCTCAGCAAGGGCCAGGCGTGGTTCTCCAGGAACTGGCGCTCGTTGACCTTGCGGTCATCGGCGAACTCGGCGGGCAGCAGATGGTAGGTGCCGAACACCCGGTAGATTTTCTCGGCCTCCCACTTGGCCCCTTCCAGAAAATCCACGTCCTTCTGCGAGAGGCCGATGGGCTGAAATTGCACCTTGCCGCCGCGCAGAAAGGCCGTCCGGCGTTCTTTGCCGCCGTAGGACGTGCGCCATTCCGCCTTCATCCGCTCGTAGTCGGAATCCGACATATTCGTTTCGATGTTCACCACGCCCGCCGGCACCGCAAAATCCCGGGCGAACATCTTGCGGTTCCACTCGGCCATCTCGCGCCCGGTCTGCGCGGCCAGCGCCGCGACCGCCAGGTCCCCCAGGCCATAGAGCGTGTCGACCAGCACCGGGTTAGGCGCGCGAAAGTGGATCACTTCCTCGCGCCGGAGCGGAATCAGCCGGCTGTCGATCTCCGTCACGTAGCCCCCAATGTACTCGCGCGTACTGCGCACGATGCGCGTCATCTGCGGCGCGCAGCGCCAGATTTCCACCGGCGCGCCAGAGTGTGGTCCGGCCAGGAACCAGTAGGCATTCCCCGCCAGTTTCAGGTCCGCGACGGTGTGCCACAGCAAATCCCAGCGCCGCAGAAACGGATTGGGGTTGCGCAGCAGCGTCAGGGCCGGGTGCGCCTTGACTTCCTCACGCTCGCCCTCCGTGGAGGTGTGTTTGTAAAGGAGCAGCGCCGTCGACGCGATCCGGTTGGCGAATTCCTTGACCGCCGCATTGACCGCCTCGCTGGTGCGGTAATGGATCGGCGTCGCCGTGACTTCGACCGGCGGCGGTTCGCCATACCAGCCATACATATCGGCGGGCCAGATCACGCTCGGCGCGCGCTTGGCGGCCTGGTACTCGCGATCCCAGCGTTGGAGCAGCGCCGCGCCCTGACTCAGGGGCACGCGCGTGCGGTCTGATACTACAGCAGCCATCAAACGCCTCGTTTACGGCATCAGCAGGGCGATCAGGTCCGCTTTCTTGAGACGATAGACGGGCAGCTCCACGCCCTGGCGTGCCGCCAGATCGCGCAGCTCGTCGACCGTCATCGCTTCCAGTTCCGCGAGGGCGTCCTGCCGGGCCGCCTCATCCAGGACTGGCAGCGGCTGCCACGGATCGGGCGTTTCTAAGGCCATCGTCGCCTCGCCTGTGATGGCGATCTCCTCGCCAGAGTCCGGGGCGTCTGCCGTCGGTTCTTCAAGCGCAGACTCAACCAGCGGTTCCTGACCCGTCTCACCGGGGGGCGGCTCCTCTGCCTGGACCGCATACGCCGTCACCTGCCCGGTGTCGACGAGATACCGCGCCAGGGCCTCCGGCACCGTATGCGCCGCGATGTCGAAATCCCCCACCGTATACTCACCGGGGGGCAGATACAGGGTGTTGGTTTGGGGGCCGCGATAGCCCGTAATGCGGATGCTTGCGATGATCATTGCTCACCTCACACGAACTCGACGGAGGCGCGCCCATAGCCCTGCGCCCCGTACCACGCCAGCAAAATCGCATCCCCTTTATCCGGGGAGCGGCCAATGCGCGCTTTCACATCCTCTTTGGCCTCGATCTGAATGCCGCTCTTGCCGATCTTGAAGCGCGGCGCGCACAGATCGACCTTGACCTGCCGGTCCGGGGGCAGGGCCATCGCATGGTCGCTCTGCGGATCCAGGGCTTCCCGAAAGCGCCAGACGACTTCCGCCCGCAGGTTGAAAAATGGGAACTTGCCGGTTTTGTCCATCCCCTGGCTGCCCTCGCCCACGTTGACCGGGTACGCCGTCACGCCGTCTCGCCCTTTGAGACTGTCATACGCCGACGCCCCATAGCCGATCACGTCCACGAAAAACGGCGCGGGCGCATCGTCCAGACACGCATTCAACGCGTGGTCCGCCGCCGCCGGGCCGTCCGGGATCGCCTTGCCCGGCCAGCTGTGCAGCTCAAACCATTCGTGATAGAGCTTGGCGGCCACCGTCTCGTCTTCCCCGCCGCGCGATACGTCCAGCCCGACGGCGCGCAGCGCCACGTCCGGGCGTTGGCCTGCGCGGTAGCGGTCCTGCGCCGCCTCGACCCAGGCGGTCGGGATCGCCTGCCAGAGATCGTCCTCGGCCCGCACGTTGAATTTGCCGTCGAGCAGAATGTCGGGCAGCACGCCCGGCAGGTTCTGGAGCACCGTCCGGTAATCCGTGTCCCGGTAATACGGGTTATCGCCCAGATAGGCCGGGATGAAGGTGCGCGAGATGGGACGGATCGTGTCGCCTTTATGCGTGATGGGTTCTGGCCCTCCGACCTCAACGGTCTCATCGTCCAGCACGGCAAACCAGCGCAGCTCGCCCGGCGGCGCCGGATTCGGATGCTGATCGTCCAGCCAGGGCGCGAATTCCTGGATGATCCATTCCCCTTCGGGCGACAGGGGCGGGTTGCCCAGCAGCAGGACCCGCGTGCGCTGGGTGGGATCGCTACTGCGCCGCCAGGCGGTGATGAAGCGCACCCACTCGCGCAGGAAATAGGTCACCTCGTCGAACACGTACAGGTCGCGCGGGCGGCCCTGGTACTTCTTCAAGTCCCGCGGGTGATCTATCGCGCCCAGCTCGACGAACCGCCCGCCAAATTCCCAGCGCCGTCGCTGGTGGTTGAAACTCACCTGGTACGGCGCGGCGATGTCGTTGCCCCGGTCAACCACGTCCGTCAGCTGCGTGTACTCGCGCCGGAAAAAAATGGCGCGTTGGTGGCATTCGAAGGCCATGCCCAGACCCAGATCCGTCTTCCCGCCGCCCGCCGCGCCGCCGTAGTACAGTTCGTCCGCGCGGCTGAGCAGGGCCTGCCACTGCTTAGCGCTCTGCGGCGTCCAGATCGCCGTCCCCGTCAGCGCCCGCCTCAGGTAGGCTTGTTCCGAGGGCAGCAGCGAGTGATTCAAGCGCGCGCTGATACTGGTCAGTATCGAGTCGGTGGTCATGCCTCACCTCAATCGCCGCCGCCGGCAGCCCCGCCGCTGCGCGCTGCAGGTCGCTCGCCAGCTTCAGCGCCTTCAGCATCGCGTCGATGTCGATGCCGACCGTGATGATCTCCCGGTCCGTCGCGCCGTCTCGACCTTTGATCAGCCGCCGCGTCGTCTTCAGGAACTGCGGCGTCTCGGCCAAAATACGGGCCGCCAGGTCGCGCAGCTCGTCGCCGGTCTGAAAATCGATCTCGCGCAGTGCCTGCCGCCGCGCTTCCCATTCCGCTATCGCCGCCCGGTCCCGCTCCTCGGCGTAGGCCTCCAACCGCGCCTGCCACTCGAACCTGGACGACCACTCCATCAGCGTCCGCAGGCGCGTCGTCGGCGGCTTTTCTGTCGCCAGTCCGTCGCCAGTCCGTCGCCAGTCCACGTACCGCGCGTGGAGCTTGCGCAGGCTGCGGCCCGGGCCCATCCGGACGTACTCCAGGAAGGCCGCGTGCGCTTTGGCGGTCTCGCCGTCGCGCCGCGCTAGGGTCTCCCACGCCGCCGGATCGAGCGGCTGGTCGAGCAGCGCTTGGACGGTGTTCGCGTCGGCCACATCACGCGCCCTCGGTCACCGGCGACGACTCGAGCAGGCGAACTTTGCGTCCCCCGCGAAACAGGATATAATTCCTGAGTGGAGCTAGTGCGGAATAGCTACCCGCATGAAACCGGAGCCTTACCCGGCGCTCCACACCCCGACAGTAAGGCCAGTAAGGAGAGACCCCATGTGTATCAGGATTCCCCTCACCAAAGGGAAATTTGCCCGCTTTGACGACTGCGATGCGGCGCTGGCGAAGACGAGTTGGTACTTCCACACTGGCGGCTATGCGGCGCGTAAACCCTACAAAGGATCGCACGAGTACCTGCACCGCACGATAGCCGCACGGTTGCTTGGCCGCGCGCTCCAACCGGGCGAAGTGGTTGATCACATCAATGGCGATCAACTGGACAATCGCCGCCAGAACATTCGCATAACGTCGCACGCCAAAAACCTCCAAAACCAACATAGGCGTTCGGACAACCAATCGGGATACAAAGGCGTTCGATACAATCGTTGGACCAAAGGGCTGCGGTTTCGCTGGTCTGCCGAGATTAAAGCTGATGGCATTCGTCATTATCTTGGCTATTTCCCAACCGCTATAGCTGCCGCTGAAGCATACGACGATGCAGCCCGGCGATTGCATGGCAAATTCGCCCGATTGAATTTCCCTGACTCAGTGAGCGCATGACCGCATCCAGCGCGCTTTTCTGCGCGTCGGGATGCCGCCGCCAGTTGCGCGGATTGTCGAGCAGCGCGCCCACGGGCATGACCCGCAAGCCGATGATGCGGTTGCGGTAGGGGCCTATCGTTGCGGGAAGAGAAGCGTCCACGGATGCTCCTACAGAAACGCAAACCCCCAGCTGGCGAGACTCAGCGCGCAGCCAGTTTTCGGATGCCGTCGCGTCACGGCGACCAGCGCGGGCACGAGCGAGTACAACGCCAGATAGGGCGTCAGCAGCACGGAGGCGATGCAGCCCCACATCACCGAGCGCTGCGCCCACGCGCGCCACGCGGCCCACAGACCGACCGGCCAGGTCATGCGCCACAGCGCCCAGTTGTGGCCGTAGGCGGTGATCGTCTGGCGCTGCTCGACGATGACCAGCGGCCAGCGCCAGAGCAACAACGCCAGGGCGCTCGCCAGAGCCAGGGGCACCAGATAGCGCGCGCGCTGCGGGTTGACATAGGCCGCCAGCGCCAGGCCCGTCGCCTGCGGTTTCACGGTCAAGAACAACGGCGCGGCATAGCCCGCGCCGACCAGACCGAACAGCGCGAGCCAGTCCGTATTTGCCAGCCAGGTCAACAGCACGAAGGGCAGCGAGAGACCGACGATAGGCACCAGCGCCATGACCCGTGAACGGCGCGCAACTGCCAACAGCGCGAGCCAGGGCAGCGCGGGGGCCAGCGCCTCGGGCACCCAGAGCAGCGGGATGAGCAGCACGAACAGCCAGGGCGCGTGGTAGACCCCGTCCCTGCCATAGGGGTTCTGGCCGCGCAAGAGGGCGCGCGCCGCGCCGGTGAAAATGTGCCAGTCGTTCAGCCCGCCCTGCCTTCACCACAACAAAAACGACACGACGCCAAAAGCCAGCGCCGTGTCGCTGATGGTCGCAGTCCACACGGGGACCGCTCATCTCATTGCTTCCCGGTGATCAGGCGGGAAGGTCGGTCCGAACCGCCTCAGCCATGCCTGTCTTGGCGGTTCAATTCGCATTGGGAATGGCATGGCACCCAAAGGGTTAACAAAACGGGCAAGGGGGCCACAGATTTGCGGCAAAAGGCAGGGGGAAGCCCGCGCGCCACGCTGTAGCCCCTACGTCCGGTGCGCGCTCCCGGTCATCGTCCGAGAGCCTGCTTTTAGTGTAGCGCAGAATTCGGGGCGAGTGAGGTTGTAGGTTTACCGTGACTTAACTAGCAGTGGAAACTTCACTATGTTCGGGGCGTTCCCAGCGGGATTTATCTACGAAGTAAATTCGTTGTGACAGCCAGCGAATGCGACCATCACGGGGATCGGACAGCACATTCATCATGATGCTGATCAACTGCTGCGAGCAGCCTAGTTCATTGGCAACCATGCTTTGCGTCGGCAAGGCAGAATGCGCCTCGGCAAACGCGCAAATCGCATTGTAGACATCATCGGGCGTAATGGCAGGTCTACTGTCGCGGGCTGTCCGTTTGGAGCCATTCATCCCCTACTCTCCAGCCGTTCAAACCACATCTTGAAGTAAGCCGAGATGTCAGCCATTTTGTAGATTGCCCTCCGATGTCCAAGTTCCTTAACCAACCAATGAAACGGCTCACTATCTCTCTTGTGGCTATTGCACATGAGACACAGGGGCACGATGTTGGTGGGTTCTGAGCCAGGGAACAGATCGGAAAAATGCGGTATCCAGTGATCTTGCACCAGTCGGTTATTCGGCGTGGGCGCTGTGCCACAGATCGCACAGACATTCCCCCAATAGGCTAAACATTCCTGCCATGTTTCATCGGGTAGAAACTCGTATAGAATGGGCTTAACTTCTGGATTAACCGCATGGCCTCGCTCCTGAAGCATCTGAATCGTCCGTTGGCGCTCCTGTTTGCCTAAGCGATTGAGGGCGATCTGTCCGCTGGGGAGTGTTCCGGTTTCCAGAAACTCAATCAACTGCGCTACGCTTTTAATGCCCGCCTGTCGATAGAGACGGAAGGCATGGTCCTCAAGCGGCAAGTGCCAGATGTCATCAGGATCGGGCATTTTGGGCGACTGAGGATGCTCATACCAGTCATAGAGAATGAGCCGAATTTGAGCAACACGCATCCTGAACTGAGCAGCAACGTCGTACATCGTCGCGCCATCAATCAACGCCTGAACAACCGCCGTATTGCGTTCTGTGGTATCATTGGACATGCTGTGCCTCCCTATAGGCATGGCTGCCCTGGGTGCTGATACACGCCAGGGCGATCACCCCCCAGGGTGACGACGAAAAGCGTTGGTTGCCGCTTCTGCGATCACATTTCTGAGCGCGCGACCTTCAATAATCTGCCAGCAGAGAGGGCACAAGGCCAACAGATGGCCGGCCTCGAGTTCAATCAGCGTCGCAGTGTTCGTTAATTTGGGCTGGTGTTCTCCCATCGGGATATGAGGACAACACGTCCATTTGGTTTTCCGGGAAACATCATCCGTTATTTTAACCATTTGTCCCTCGTTTCGCATTTTCGCGCAACGCCCTGCTCAGCATCTCGGCGCTGCGATCTGCCGGCTCGATCCAGGGCACACCCAACACCTCGAAATACGCCCGCTCGGTGGGCGTGTGGGCTTCCTTGCCCGTGCCCCGGTGAACCAGCCGCCCGTCGTCCTGCCGCCACAGCGTATGAGCGTTGATGTGGCGCATCAGCGCCTGGCCGAACTCGCCCGGCCCGGTGCGGATGGTGAAGATCGGTCCCCACTGCGCAGGCGGCGTAACCAGGAACAGGTCGACCTGGACGTACTCGCCGAGGTCGTTGAGCGCTAACCAGAACCGCTTGTATTTCTCGCCCCACACGCCCTTGTCGTGGGTATAGGGACGATCCCGGTGGATCTCCCCCACCGCCGCCAGGCGCTCCAGGAGCGGGTCGAGCAGGCTCACTCGCTCGACGGTCGCCGGTTGGTCGCCACCGAACAGCCCCAACTGCCCGGCGACCGGGCGCTCCTCGACCAGGGGCCGGGCGACGATCTCGATGTCCCCCACCGTCGCCTTGCCGCGCCGGAGACTGCCCGCGATCTCGATCTGCGCGCAGGCCGGACGCAGCGCCTCGACCAACGCTTCAGCCCTGGGCAGGGCGTGTTCGCGCTTGAACCGATAGCCGCCGCTCACAGTCCCCACTCCTCGCGCCGCTCACGCGCGTAATCGAGCAGCCCGTCCGCATGGTCCGACATGCCCAGCCGCTCCAGGCCCCCCGCCGCGTCTTCCAGGTGTTTGACGACCGCCCGCTTGATCTGCGTCGCAGTCGGCCCCTGTTTGGCGCGCTTTTTATTAGCCGCCGCGATGCCGTCCACGCGCATCGTTTGACCCGATTTTGTCACGATTTTTTTCTCGCGATGTTCTCTGACTGGTGCGTGCGCACCAGTGCGGTGTTGCCATTCCAGACGCCAGCGCCCAATCGTCGTATGCGCTACGCCGAGAGTTTGAGCGATCTGGCGATTGGAAACGTCGACTCCATAATAGCCCCGCTCCAACCGCCGATAGAGCAAGTTCTTGAGATCATCCGTGGTCAGTGGCTCGCCATGCCGAAGGTTGGCCTCTTCAGCAAATTCGAGCGCTTCGTCAAATCCGCCAGGATGAAAGTTCGCCATCAGAGGGGCAAGTGCGATCTCGCCGGATACAACGCCAGGATCGGCTAACGCGCGCAGATATGCTTCGCGCCGGTGTAGGCCGTCGGCCAGGATCAGGCCATCCTGGAATAGATCAATCGGATCTTCAAACGCGCCGCCATTGAGAAGCACTTGCATCAGCCGCTCGACGCGCTCCTCGTTCAGCCCTCCGATCCGGACCTGGATAGCCGAATCAACGGTGATTTGGTTGGGGTCCACGCTGACTGGCGCTTCTGGATCGATGATATACAGGACACGCCGCACGTCATTGTGATCGTTCTGCGCCGCCATATCCTGACTCTGCGCGCCGAGCCGTGTGCCCTGCCGTAATTGTCGACTGCCCATCACCACACCGCCTTTGCGTCCAGCGCATCCCAGGCCATCTTGACGAACTGCGCCGCTTCCCGAACCGCCTTATGCTGGCGCGGCGCATAGGCGAAGATGCTCTTGCCAAAGCTGGGCGCTTCGGTCCAGGGCGAGCGCTCGCCGATGACCGGCCACACTTTGCCGTCGTACAGGTCGTTGAGCGTCTTCAAGTTCTCCTGACACTCGATCTGCCGTGCCGCGTGGCGTGTGGGCTGAATGCCCAGCACCGCCAGGCTGATCTGGTCTTGGACCGCCTCGATCCGGTCCATCGTCTTGATGACGCCGTTGACGCTCAACACCCGCGTTTCCGTCGGGATGATCGCCCAATCCGCCGCCAGGAAGATGTTCGCCATGAGTTCGGTCACGGTCGGGGCCGTGTCCAAAATGACCACATCCACACTGTCGCGCAGCGGCTCCAGCGCCTCGCGCAGCTTGCTCGCGGGCGCGCGATCCACCGCCAGCGCGACGCCTGCCGTCGTGGTGCGCGCGTTGCCGGGCAGAATCGCCAGCACGCCGCCCGTCTCGCCCGGCCACCACTGCGCCGTCGGCACCAGGCGCAGCACCTCCGCGACGTGGCGCTCTTTGATCAGCAGGTCGTACATGCCGCTCTCTTCGGCCATGCCGAACCACTTGGCGACGTTGCCCTGCGGGTCGGTATCCACGAGCGCGACCTTCTTGCCCGCCCCGGCGAACCCGGCGGCGAGCGTGACGGCCAGCGTGGTCTTGCCCACGCCACCCTTGCTGTTGAGGATGGCAATAGTTGTGCTCATATTTAATTCCTATCCGCTTTGGCGCGTTTATCACTGAGCAGATCGTACTTCCCGCGAAATTGAAACAGTGGGACGGCTTGCCAATTGAGATAAAACAACACGCCACCGTAAATGACGTTTAACCATGCGCGATCAAGCGGATCGTTCTCATAATCCACCATAATCACGGTCACTGCTCGTCTATTGGCGGTGTTGTAAATCCACACGCGCGAGCGTTCGGATTCCCAAATTTTCGGCTCCTCGAAGTCGAACCAGGTTTCGCCGCCGATCTTTCGAATGGTAACCTTCAGATCAGGAACGATCTCAGGCCATTCGAGCAAAGCGGAATGCAGATCAGAATTTTCCATCATGTTCCCCCGTTTTATCCGGCAGCTGCGGCAGCAGCTTATGCCCTTCGCGCCGAAACCACTCTTCAGCTTCTTCGCGAGAGCTATCAAAATCGCCATCTACCACGCGCTGCGCCATAGCCGGATGTCCCGCCGCCATCAAATCGGTGTACAGTGTCACCAGGGGTGTGGCGAGCGGTGTTTTGAAATCATCATAGTACCCTTCGCGTGCCAGCCCGATCATGTCAGTCAACGCAGGATCGTTCAGTGATTCCAACGCGCGCGCCAACTTCTCCGTCGTTGGAAGCGGCGGTTTTCGCTTCTGCATCTGCGGTCGTTTCTTGCTCATCGCGCTTCCCCCCTTCCATCCCCCAGTAGCGGCAGCAGCGCGGGCATCGTGCCATTGAGGTAGGCCCGCTCGACCTGCGGTCCCATCCACTGGGCCACCGTTTGGCCGTCCGGCAGCAGCGTATTCGCCAGGAACTCGTCCTCGAAGGTGGCGATCCCGCTCTCGATAGATTCCAGCTTGGCTTTGATGAGCAGTGCCAGCGCGCGCCACTTCTGCCTACAGGCTTGTTCCCAGGCGTCCAATGCTTCATCAGGGGTCGCCTTGCGCTCTCGTTCGTACCGAGAGTAGGCATTGGCCCGCGTGACCGTCCGGGTCTGGAACTGGGGCGCGGCCCGGTCCGGCAACGGCAGCAGGAACCGGATCATCCGTCCGTTCATGCGGAACGCCACCATCGCCTGCGGTCCCTCGTAGCCGTACATGAAGCCGGTGGCGCCGTAGCGTTGCAGCGTGCGCTCGATCTCGGCGCGGCTTTTGTCCGCGCTGACCTGGGTGTCTTTCGCGTAAATGCCCAATCTTCACCT